GGAGCGGATGCCCGTGGGTACGACAGCCGCTGGCGTAAGGCCCGCGCTCTCTTCCTGAAGCAGCATCCGCTGTGCGCCTTCTGCCAGGCGGAGGGCAAGGTCGTCCCTGCAACCGTTGTGGATCACATTATTCCGCACCGAGGTGACCAGCGCCTGTTCTGGGATCAGACGAACTGGGAGCCGCTCTGCAAGGGATGCCATGACAAGAAAACGGGCTCCGGCCTATAAGATTGGAGGACAACATGAAGAATCCATTTTCCGGTCTCTTCCGTGCACGGGACAAGCCTCAGGACAGCGTCAGTGCCGCCCCGACCTTTTACTTTGGCACCAGCGGTTCCGGCAAGGCAGTCAATGCCCAGACAGCAATCCAGCTTTCCACGGTGTACGCCTGCGTCCGGGTAATATCTGAAACGGTCGCCAGCCTGCCGCTTGGTGTATATGAAGCCAAGGAAGACGGCAACCGCAAGGCGACGGAGCATCCGCTGTATCGCTTGATCCATGACGAGCCGAACAGCGAAATGACGTCCTTTGTGCTGCGGGAGGTCATGCTGGCGCACCTGCTCCTGTGGGGCAACAGCTACTGTCAGATTATCCGCACAGGCCGAAATAAGATCAATGGTCTATACCCTCTGCTGCCGGACAAGATGACTGTGGATCGAGATAAGAAAGGCATCCTGACCTACACCTATATGACCAATACCGGCCAGACGGTGGTGCTGTCTCCTGAGGATGTGCTTCATATTCCTGGCCTCGGCTTTGATGGTGTTATGGGCTACAGCCCCATCGCACTGGAGAAGAATGCCATCGGCCTGGGCATCGCTTCCGAAGAATACGGCAGCAAGTTCTTCTCCAACGGCGCACGCCCTTCCGGTATTCTGACGCACCCGAACACCGTGAAAAACCCAAAGGCACTGCGAGAAAGCTGGAACGCAGCCTACGGCGGATCATCCAACGCGAATCGGGTGGCCATTCTGGAAGAAGGCATGAAGTTTGAGCCCATGGCCGTGCCCAACAATGAAGCGCAGTTCCTGGAAACCCGAAAGTTCCAGGTGGATGAAATCTGCCGGATCTTCCGGGTGCCGCCCCACCTGGTCGGTGATCTGGAACATGCCACATTCTCGAATATCGAGCACATGAGCATTGACTTTGCCGTTCACACCATCCGCCCCTGGCTCGTCCGCATCGAACAGGCCATGAATCGCGCCCTTTTCACTGATCAGGAGAAGGGGCGCTTTTATGTGCAGTTCAACATCGACGGCCTGATGCGCGGCGACTACAAGAGCCGGATGGAAGGCTATGCCATTGCCCGCCAGAACGGCTGGATGTCCGCCAATGATATCCGGGCTCTGGAAAACCAGAATCCCATCCCGGCGGATCAGGGCGGTGACGCTTATCTGGTCAACGGCAATATGATTCCCATCACTACAGCTATGAAGCAGCAGACCGACGATGCCACCAGGCAAACTCAGCCTGAAAGAAGGGAGCGGATGCAGTCTTGATTGTTCCCAGCCTGATCGTCATTGCCGCGCTCATTTTACTCAGCATCCTGCTGATGATTGCCATCGGCTGGACGCATCGACATTAAGGAGGAATTCGCTATGCGACATTTCTGGAACTGGGTCAAAAACGATGATGAGACCCGTACCCTATACCTGGAGGGCGTGATCGCCGAAGAATCCTGGTTCTCCGATGATATTACGCCTGCCATGTTCAAGGAGGAGCTTTTCTCCGGAAACGGCCCCATTACCCTGCACATCAACAGCCCAGGCGGCGACTGCATCGCGGCCAGTCAGATCTACACCATGCTCATGGATTATCCCGGCGACGTCACCGTGCAGATCGACGGCATGGCGGCTTCTGCTGCCAGCGTCATCGCCATGGCAGGCACCAGGGTGTGCATGAGTCCGACCAGTATGATGATGATCCACAATCCCTTCACCATGGCCATGGGTGATACCGAGGAAATGCGGAAGGCTATCCAGCTGCTGGACGAGGTGAAGGAAAGCATCATCAACGCGTACCAGATCAAGACAGGTCTCGCCCGGGATGAGCTATCGAAGCTCATGGATGGTGAGACCTGGATGAACGCCCTGAAGGCCAAGGAGCTTGGCTTCTGCGACGAGGTGCTTTATACCGGAGACCTGGATCTGCCCGACAACGTGTCGGGTTTTTCTTTTGGTCGCCGGGCTGCAGCCGCCTGTCTCATGAACCGGGTGATTGCCACCCTGCCCAAGCCGGAACCGGCGCACCCGCCTGATCCGGAACCTACCCCTGAACCCGTTACCCCTGACAACCGAGTGAAAGCGGCAGACCTGATGAAAAGGCTGTCGCTTTTGAAATGAAGAAATGGAGGAAATCACTATGAATCAGATTCTTGCTCTGCGTGAAAAGCGCGCTAACCTGTGGAACCAGACCAAGGCCTTCCTGGACAGCCATCGCGGTGAAGACGGCATGGTCTCCGCTGAAGACAACGCCACCTATGAAAAGATGGAGGCCGATGTGGTTGCCCTCGGCAAAGAAATCGAGCGTCTGGAGCGTCAGGCCGCGATCGACCGTGAGATGGATCAGCCCACCGCCGCGCCTCTGGTTTCCCGTCCCACCACTGCCACTGCTCAGAAGCAGGGCCGCGCCTCCGATGAGTACCGGAATGCCTTCTGGGGCATGATCCGGAACCGCTCTGCCAGCCCTGCCGTCATGAACGCCCTGCAGATCGGCACTGATTCCGAGGGCGGCTATCTCGTGCCGGATGAGTACGAGCGCACCCTGGTGCAGGGCCTTGAGGAGGAAAATGTACTGCGCTCCCTGTGCACCGTCATTCAGACCAGCTCCGGCGACCGGAAGATCCCGATTGTGGCTTCCCATGGTACCGCTTCCTGGGTGGATGAGGAAGGCACCATTCCCGATAGCGATGACTCCTTCGGTCAGATCTCCATTGGCGCTCACAAGGTAGCCACCATGATCAAGGTGTCTGACGAGCTCCTGCAGGACAGCGTTTTCGATATCGAAAACTACATCTCTGCTGAGTTCGCCCGTCGCATCGGCGCTGCCGAGGAAGAGGCCTTCATCAATGGCAATGGCACCGGCAGGCCCACTGGTCTGCTGCATGCCACCAACGGCGCGGGCACCGGCGTGACCACTGCTGGTACTACCATCGTTGCCGATGAGATCTTCGATCTGGTGCACTCCATCAAGAGCGTGTACCGCAAGAAGGCGGTCTTCCTGCTGAACGACAGCACCGTAAAGGCCATCCGGAAGCTGAAGGATGGCCAGGGCCAGTACCTGTGGCAGCCCGGCCTGAAGGAGGGTCAGCCCGACACCCTGCTCAACTACCGCCTGGTCACTTCTCCCTATATGCCGGAGATCGGCGCTGGCAAAAAGGTGATCCTGTTCGGTGACTTCAAGTCCTACTGGATCGCTGACCGCCAGGGTCGTTCCTTCCAGCGTCTGAATGAGCTCTTCGCCGTTACCGGTCAGGTCGGCTTCCGCGCTACGCAGCGTGTGGATGGCCGTCTGGTGCTGGCTGAGGCCATGAAGTGCCTGGCTGTGAAGGCCTGATAACCCCAACCGACCATGGGAGCCATCTGAACGCGGGTGGCTCCCTTTCCTTTGAAGGAGGGACATCCTATGGCGAACACCTATAATTCCAAAAACTACTTTGCTCACGGCGGCGAACAGCTGGTGATCGGCGGCAAGCTGACCTTTCTGGACGGTGCGGAGGTCGAGAATTTTCCCGGCAGCGCCAGCGGAAACACGGCTTCCGGCACCGCTCCTTATGTGGCTGACAGCGAGGCGACCACCGTAGCCAACCTGAAGAATGACTTCAACGCCCTTCTGGCCGCGCTGCGCACCGCCGGAGTGCTGTCCGCGACCGCGCCTGCCGCGACGGAGCCTGAAACAACTGACCCTGAAACGCCTGCCGAGGGAACTGAGGGCGGTGGTTCCTGATGATCGTCACGGTCGATGAGGTCAAAACCCATCTGCGCATCCAGCATGATGAGGAGGACGACTACATCGAAAGCCTGATCAAACAGGCGCAGACCGCCGCCGAGGATTACTGCCGGGTTTCCTTTGAGGAACCTGACGAGGATGGAAATGTGCCGGAAGCACCGGAACCCGTCCGTCTGGCGGTCATCCTCATGACCAGCTTCTACTATGAAAACCGGGACATCCCGGACATGACCACCTACAAGGCTACCCGGATGGCCTTCGACAGTCTGCTGTATCCGTACCGCGATCCGGAGAAGATGTTCTGAGGAGGCGATGACCTGTGCGCGGATACAAAAACTTCGAAAGCGATCCGCATCCCGGAGACCTGCGTCACATGATCGAGATCGGATACACCGAGAACCAGATCAATGAAAATGGCTATCCGGAACCTACGGATGTGGTGGTATGCCGCGTATGGGCCGCTGTGACGGACGCCGGAAACCAGCACTACCGCAGCGCGGACGTCATGAACACCGAGGCCGTCATCAATTTCACCATCCGGTACCGGGAGGACATCAAGCCCGGCATGTGGGTGCGCTTTCAGGGAGATAAATGGAACATCTCCACTCTGGGCGAGTACAGCTTCAAGCGCACCTATCTGGGTCTGAAGGCTTCCATTGCCAAGGGGGTGAGCGGATGAAACAGGTACAGCAGGCGCTCAAGGATATCGGCATCCCAGTTTACGCAGGCGTCTGGCGGGCCACTTCGCCCAACCAGAATCCGCCCGTGCAGTACTGCGTCTATTCCACGACCACCACGGAAGCCAGCCATCATGACGATCATGTGACCAGCCTGCGCACCTATGTATACCTGAACCTGTGGAGCGACATTGATCCGACTGATATGGCGGATACGATCCGGCAGGCCATGTACGCCTATGGCTTCTTCATGGTGGAGGAATCCGACAAGGGATATAACCAGCCCGCCTACGACACGGCTACCCGGCAGTACACGGTGCAGTGGACATGGTGCTGGAGGGAGGACGTGGACTATGGCAATTGAACTGAGGGGTTTTGATGATCTCCAGAACGACATGGTCAACATGGCCTATGCGCTGGATCAGGGGCCGGGAGTGAACCGTGCCCTGAAGGCGGGCGCTGTGCCCATTGAGGAACAAATGCTCCACAATGCCAGCACCGACCCGAAGATCATCACGGATGCCCTGCACTCGTCCATCCATACGGGCAAGGTCAAACAGAAGCGCGGAGGCGGCAAGCAGATCACCATCGGTGTCCATCACTCCGAGAACGGAGCCTATTATGCCAATCCTGTGGAGTTTGGACACGGCGGGCCTGCTCCGGCCCCCGCGCATCCTTTTGTGCGGCCTGCCTTTGACACCCGGGCCGATGAGGCCTTTTCCGAAATCAAGCGCGTCCTGCGGGACGAGCTCAAGAACCGATGAATTGGAGGTAAAACGTTATGGCTAATACTCCTGCCGCTTCTCCGACCGTATCTTCCACGGTTGGCCTGAAGAACATGGTGATCGCCCCGCTGACGGTCGACACCGAGGAAACCCTGACTTACGGCGATCTGCAGCTGGTGGCTGGCGCGATTGAGGCCAGCATCACGCCTGAGAACGCCGATCCGGACATCCAGTACGCCGATGACATCGAATTCGACGTCCTGTATCCTGATCCGGAGCTCACCTTCACCACGAAGATGGCGGACATTCCGCTGGCCATCCAGGAGAAGATTTTCGGCAATCAGATCGACGACAACGGTGTCCTGATCCGCTCTTCCACGGACAAGCCCCCGTACTTCGCCGTGGGCTTCAAGAGCGAGAAGTCCAACCACAAGTTCCGCTATGTGTGGCTGTACAAGGTGCGGGCCAAGCCCCTGACTGAGAACTACGCCACCAAGGAAGGTACCACCATCACCCGCCAGACGGGCGACGTGGAATGGACTGCTATCAAGCGCACCAACGACGGGCGCTACCAGGCGGTCGCCGACGAGGGCGAGAACGGCTTCACGGCTGAAAAGGGTGAAACCTTCCTGCAGTCCGTGTATACGCCCGTGATCACGCCCACCCCGTAATCATCACCCCGCTGCCGCACGGCCATGACGCTGTGCGGCAGCTACTTTTGAAGTTTTGGAGGTAAAAATATGATCACCTGTACGCTCGGTGAAAAGAAATACACCGTAGACTTCGTTTCCGGCAGGGCCCTGCGCGAAATGGAGCCCGCTTCCAAAATGTACGGCAGGCTGGTGCGCCTGTCCCAGGACGCGACTGAGGGCAAGGATGTCTCCCAGGAGCAGCTGACCGTGACCGATGCCCTGGACACCATGGTGAAATGGTTCTGCATCCTGTTCAACAACCAGTTCACACCGGACGAGGTCTATGACAACTATCCCGCAGACCGCCTGATGCATGACATCGCGCTGGCGCTGATGGCCACCCAGACCCAGACCACGGAGGTGCTGGACACTTTCCCTACGATTCCGGCGGTGCAGGAAGCGGAACAGATTCTGGCGGAGGCGGAGAATCCGGAAGTGACGATCCCGCAGGAAGCCTGACGCTGCCGGAATACGTGTACGCCACCTACAACGAACTGATGAAAAACGGCTGGCGGATGAAGGAAATCGACGAAATGGACATGCTTGGTTTTCTGCGCCTGCGGGCATGGGATGCCCGGCGTGAGCAGGAAAAGAAAAAACCCCGGCAGCGCTTCATTGATGAAGTCTGGCCGGGAATGAAACCTTAAATGCTTTTCACTTATTTACGGTTTATTTCGTAAACATACCAGCTGCAGGAAGGGTCTTCTTCAACCTGACCATAATATCTAAATCCACATTTCTCTAAGATATGCATGGATTCATCTCCATTCGGAAGCCCCCATATAATGTTTTCTGAGGTATTAGTTGTAAACCAGTCCAAAAATGCAACTAATGCCTCCTGCATGAATCCTTTTTTTCTGTAATGAGTTTCTGTTCCATAGGAGACTTCGGTTCTGCCTCTTTGCCAAGTTATGCCTACATGACAAATCCGGGCATCCGAGTTTTCTTTATCGTAAAACAAAAAAGCAGATTCGCGTCCTGTTGAAGGTTTGAGTGAAAAGATATCAAGAATTCCTTCGGGTTGTTGAGCACCTTTCAACAATCCGTTTTCAACTATCATGTCAGAACAACCAACCATCCGTGACGTTTCAATTGTAAACATGCCTTTACCTCAACGAATTCTGATTAACCACCCTAATAGACATATAAATTATACTCAAAGACTCTTTACCCTGCAAGAGTAAGAAGGTGAACTTTTATGGCCGAAACCCTGCGCGAACTGGTGGTCGCGCTGTCGCTGGATTCCAGCAATTTCTCGCGCAATATGCGCACCATCAATCAGCAAATCAAGGAAGCCGAGTCCACCTTCCGTCTGGCCGGGGCTGGCGTCGAGAACTATGAAAAGACTATCGCCGGGACGGAATCCAAGCTGTCCATGCTGGGACAGAAGCTCACCCAGCAGCAACGGGCCGTAGAACAATACAGCCGGGCGCTGGTGGCGGCGAACGATAAGCTGAAGGAAAACTACGACCGCCATCAGGATTACACCCAGCGGCTTGAGCAGGCCAAAGCCCGCCAGGAAGACCTGCGGTTTGAAGTCGAAGCGGCTACTGTCGCCTATGAGAATTACCGTGATTCCCTCGGAGAGACTGACTCCGCCACCATCGCCGCCAAACAAATTCTGGATGCCTATCAGCAGGAATATGAAGAAGCAACTGCCGAGGTCAACAAGCTGGAAGGTCAGGTCAAGGCCCTGCAGAAGACCATGCAGAACAGTGCGGACGCTGTCAGCAAGGCCCAGACCGACCTGAACAACGCCAAGGCCGCTGTGAAGGATACGGAAGCGGAGATCCGCAGGCTGACAGAACAACTGTATCGGATGCAGTCCGCATGGACGCAGGCCGGAGAAGCCCTGGCCGCCATTTCCAAGAAGTGCGAAACGATCTCCAAGGCCATGACCAAGGCCGGAAAAACGCTCACGACAAACATTACCACTCCGATTGTCGCTCTGGGAACCGCAGCCGTGAAGGCTTCCGTCGATTATGAATACGCCTTCGCCGACGTCCGAAAAACCGTAGACGCCACAGAAGAGGAATATGAAAAACTGTCCCAGTCCGTAAAACAGATGAGCACGGAGGTGGCTGCGTCCGCTGAGGATATCGCGGAGGTCATGTCCATCGCAGGCCAGCTGGGTATTGAAAACGAGCATCTGGCTGAGTTCACCCGCACCATGATCGACCTGGGCAACAGCACCAATATGGTCGCTGCCGACGCTGCCAGTCAGGCCGCGCGGTTTGCCAACATCATGGGCATGAGCCAGAATGAGTTCCAGAATCTCGGTTCCACCCTCGTTGACCTGGGCAATAACTATGCCACCACTGAATCGGAAATCATGGCCATGTCCCTGCGTCTCGCAGGCGCGGGCAAGCAGGTCGGACTTTCGGAAGCGCAGATTCTGGGCTTTGCCGCCGCCCTGTCCTCTGTCGGCATTGAATCCCAGATGGGCGGCTCCGCTTTCTCCAAAGCCCTTATCAAAATGGAGGTCGCCGCCGCAACGGGCGGTGAAGCGCTGGAAGACTTCGCCAAGGTCTCCGGCATGACGGCATCCGAGTTTAAGTCCCTGTGGGAGCAGGACGCAGCTTCCGCTTTCCAGGCGTTTATCGTGGGCCTTTCCAAAATGGATGAGGAAGGCGTCAGCGCCATCAAAACCCTGGACGATATCGGCATTGCTGAGATCCGGCTTCGTGACACCCTGCTCCGTGCGACAAACGCATCGGAGCTTTTTAATAAGACGCAGGCCACTGCCAATGCCGCATGGGCAAAGAATACCGCCCTGACCACTGAAGCCAATAAGCGGTACGCCACCACGAAATCCCGCCTGACCAACCTGAAGAACACGGCGCTTATGTTCGCCCGGCAGATCGGCGACGACCTGAATCCGACGATCCAGCAGATCATCGACAAGACTGGCGAGCTTCTGCAGAAGTTCCTTTCACTGGACAAGACCCAGCGGGAATCCATCGTGAAATGGGCCGCGTTTGCCGCCGCTGTCGGCCCCGTCGTGCTGGTTTTGGGCAAGGTTGTGGGCGCGGTCGGCACCGTCACCGGAGCCCTGGGCAAGGCCTTCACGGCCATCGGCAAGTTCTCCGCTTCCGTCTCCATGGCGGGCGGCGGGATCGGAGGCTTTGTAAAGATACTGGCTTCCTCCAAGGTGGCCATGGTCGCTCTCGCTGCTGCGCTGGTCTATGGCGCGGTGAAGCTGGTAGACGTCGCGTCCGGAGCGAAAGCCGCCCGTGAAGCGCTGGAAGGCATGGCGAAGACCGTCAAGTCCTGGAAGGAAACCGCCGCCGAAACCTTCTACGGCAGCAGCCAGGGCCTGTCCTTCTTCGGCATGAGCAAGGATGACTTCAAGCGGGCCACTGGGAACAGCCGCGAATGGCTGAACGGCCTGCTGGACGTCTGGTCGGACGGCAAGAAGGAAACCAACGAGATCGTTTCGGAATGGACGGACTCCTTCAAGAGCCTGACCGCCAGCACCCGTGAGGAGCTCACCAGCCTGAAGGAAACTGCCGACCAGGCGGGCTATTCTTCCGTTTCCGCACAGCTGCAGGCCGACATTGATACCCTGGATTCCATAGACAAGGAGATCGCCCGCCTGCTGAAAAAGAAGCAGAACAGGAAGCTGTCGGAGCGAGATAAAGTCCGCCTGCAGGAGCTCATCGACACCCGCGAGGCCATTGAGGTCAAATACCACCTGTCCGCCGCTGATACGGACGGCTTCGACACCATCCGGAACAAGGTGGAAGCGGAAGTGGCCCGCGCCGAAGCCCGTGGGCAGGAAGTCAGCGCAACAGTATATGAAAACGCCATGGTCGCTGCCGCCGAGGGCATGTCCGCCGTCAACTCCTCTCTGGATGAGCAGTACGACAAGGAATATGCCTTGATCCAGCTGATTGAGAACAGCGCGGAACGCCAGCAGGCACTGGATGCCCTGAACGCCAAGTACAACAGCGACCGCCGGGCCGCTGCCATGGAATACGCCCAGCTGATGGCGGACACTGTGATGCCCGTCTGGCAGCAGAGCGATATCCAGGAAGCCAAAACCCAGGTCGGCGATCTGATGCAGCTGCTCCGGCAGTACAGCGCGGCTTCTACTGACGCTGAGAAGAAATCCTTCCTGCCGCAGCTGAACCAGCTGACCTCCAGCATGGATGAGGGCGCTCTGACAGAATATGTAGCTCTGCTGACCCAGATCCAGTCCCTGCTGGACAGCGGAATGTCGGAATCCGAGGTGCAGGCCATGTTCCCGGATATTGACTTCTCCTCCGCGCTGGAGCAGCTGGCCGCGATCCAGACCTACCTGAACCAGAACAAATGGGACACCAACCTGACCAGCCTGAACGAGATGTTCGGCGAGGCTGTCGGTGAGGAAGTCCTGAAGATCACCACCGATCTGGACATGACCGGAGCGCAGGCCCGCTGGAATGAATGGGCCAGCAATCCCGGCGCGATCACCACGGATGCGGTCATTCAGGGATATACGGAAGCGGAGAACGCGATCAAACAGCAGCCGCTGGTGGATGCCTTTGTGGCGAAGTACACCGAGCAGCCGGAAGGCGCGGATAAATCCTCCCTGACGCCTGCCGGGCTGGTGGCCTATGTGCAGACCTATGCGGAAGCCACCACTGGCACTGATGTGTCCGGGCTGAATCCCACCAATGTGACCGCCATGGTCAGCGCCTACAAGGAACTGGCATCCGGCACCGACGTCACCCAACTGAAGCCCAGCGAGATCACGGCCTATGTGTTCAAATACCTGGAGGACAACAAGGTTGATACCACCGGGCTGACGCCGGAAGCGGTGACGGCCTTCGTCATGGCCTATGAGGAGGTTACAGGCGGCGCTTCCACCGCTGCCCTGAAGCCCTCTGATGTCGTTGGCCTGATCACCAAATATGCTGAAGCCGAAAACGTGGATGTGTCGGCGCTGTCCTCCGCCCAGGTGGAAGGCATCGTGACCAAGTTCGCCGAGGCGACGGGCTGTGACAAGTCCGAGCTTCTCCGGGAGTTCACCGCTTACATCACGGAATACAAGGAAGCTGCAGGCGTGAAGAAGCCCACCCTGAACATGCAGGTGGGCCTGTCCGGCTATGATCTGCTGGCTTACCGCCGCTGGCTGCGGAACAACAAGGTCGAGGTGGAAGGCGTCGTCCGGCTGTCCGAAGTGTATGAAGATCCCAGCGGTGTGCTGGGCGAGTCCGGGGTGAAATACTGGAAGGACGGCGAAGAGATCCCTGTTTCCGCTGTCACCTCCGACATGCTCCGGCCCGAGGATGTGGCCATCCTGGACAAGGACGGTACCATGCACATCCTGCTGACCACGGAGATTACCGGCGCACCGGAAGCCATCGCGGAAATGCGCGAGCAGGTGGCCGAGGTGGATCAGCTGGGCATGACCGCAATCGGCACCGCCCTGACGGGCATCATGCCCAAATCCCTGATGGATTATATTGACGCTGCCGAACAGCGGATCAAGAATGCCAAGGGCGATCTGGATCAGTGGTACAACTTCATCTACGGCGGCAACGAAGGCATCATGCGGACGCTGAACCAGTCCATGATCAACGACTTCGATCCGGAGAATGTGGCCCAGCTGGCCACCTATGTTTCCGAAGTGGTCACCGCCATCCAGAACGGCCAGGAAGTCGGCCAGGAGGATGTCGACAACCTGAAGAAGATCCTGCAGTTCGTGCAGGACTTGGACTCCGTGGGTGTCGGCCAGAACGTGACCGAAGGCATCGCGGAAGGCATGACCGCCGCCGGATGGGATACGGACGCTGAGACGCTGGCCACCAACCTGGAGACGGCCATCAACTCCGCGCTGATCATCAACAGCCCGTCCGAGCGTATGAAGCCTGCTGGCGAATATGTCGCGGCAGGCGTCGGCGCAGGCATGGGCGGCTATGACTTCTCTACGGATGCCAATACACTGGCTACCAATCTGGAAACCGCCATTAGTACTGCCCTAAACAGTGAAGCCATGAGTCCTTCCGGCACGACGGCGATGGCCGGGCTGACTGGCGCTTTGACAGCCTATGACATGAGCAGCGCTGGCACAACGGTTTCTGCCAATGTAAAGAATGCCGTTTCTCGCAGCCTGACCGCCACCAGCCTGAAATCCATCGGTACCAATGCCATGGCGGGCCTGAAGGCAGGCATCAACGCGGGGCGCTCCGGAGTGGTCAGCGCCATGCAGTCCGCCGCCCGCGCTGCCGTGAACGCCGCCAAGAAGGAACTGAAGATTGCTTCTCCTTCGCGTGTGTTCCGGGATGAGATCGGCTCCATGACCATGAAAGGCTTTGGAGAAGGCGTCCTGCAGGAAAGCCGGGTGCAGGCGCGGACAATCCGCAACGCCGCCCGCTTCCTGACGGGTGAAGCTAAGGAAGGCGCGATTGCCTTCGGGAACAACGACAACCGGAAGACCTACAACCAGACGAGCTCCGTCAACCTGTCCGGCAACAATTTCTATGTGCGGGATGAGCAGGATATCCGCTCCCTTGCCATTGAGATCGCCACCCTGACGAAACGCCAGCAGCGCGGACGTGGGCTCCGGATGGCATGATTTAACTTGACTTTCAGGGCGGGCAGAGTGAGTAATACTGCTACCCCAACGGAAGGAGGAAACGCCATGGGATTCATGATGCAGATCAGGCCGGAGGTGCTGAAAAAGCTCCGGGAGGATTACCCGACCGGATGCCGCGTGGAGCTTGTTCAGATGTTTGAGGAACCGCGCAAGGACATGGTTCCCGGACTGACCGGAGAGGTCATGTTCGTGGATGACGCGGGCGGCATTCATGTCGCCTGGTCGAATGGCTCGAC